CAATGATAGATTTTTATGGGCAGGAAAATTTGCTCGAGATCTAAAGCCGAATACTATTATTTGTATGGGAGACTTTGCAAGTATGGATTCACTATCTAGTTATGATAAAGGTAAAAAATCCTTTGAAGGTAGAAGATATAAAAAAGATATAGATCATGCTCATGATGCATTGAATAAATTTAACAAAGGTCTCAATGGGAGACGACCAAGAAAAATCATGCTACTTGGTAATCACGAAGATAGGATAGATAGAACAGTAGATGAAATACCCGAACTTGAAGGCACAATTAGTACAGATGATTTTAAATTTAAACAATATGGTTGGGAAGTATATCCATACCAAGAACCTGTTGTGGTCGATGGTGTATATTATTGTCACAATTATCCTACTGGGGTTATGGGTAAGCCTATTAGTGGGGACAACATTGCTCGTTCTCTCTTACTAAAAAATAAAGTATCTTCTACTGTAGGACATATACATACATTTGATTATGCAATGTGTGCCTTACCATCAGGTAGAAAACTTATGGGATTATCTGCAGGATGTTATTTGCATCATAAAGAAAATTATGCTAAGGCTACTCAACAAATGTGGTGGACAGGTCTTGTAGTTAAACGTAATGTTCACAAAGGTGAATACGATCTTGAGATGATAGAATACAATTCTATTAGGAGGAAATATGGCAGACGATAATGTTAATTCACCATCGCATTATAAGTATGGTAAAAAAGAAACTATTGATGTAATACAAGATTGTATGACCAATGATGAGTATCATGGGTACCTAAAGGGGAACGTTTTAAAATATGTTTCTAGGTATAAATTTAAAGGGGAACCTTTAGAAGATCTACAAAAAGCACAATGGTATTTAAACAGACTAATAAAGGAGGTCACATGTTAACACACGGACAAGTAATGGAAAAACTTGGTAGGATATTAGCTTTACAAGAAGTTATGATTCATATGCAAGATGAAGTTAATCATTTAAATAAACAATTAAAAGAGGATGAGCAATTGAAGGAGGATCAAGATGGGAGCAATTAAGCAAGCATTGATTGAGGTTGAAGATATGGTTTGTCATTCTTTAAATTTAGGAAGAACACTTAATCAAACCATAAGAGATTTAAGAACAGAGTTTAATAAAAAGGGTAGAGATAATCCCTATCTATTAGATGAAGATCTTATTGAAGATAAATACTATCAATTTAGAGGAGCAGAATGAGCACAAGAAAAAATTTAGTAAAAGCACTGGCTAGAAAATATGAAGCTGCAATAGCAGAAGCTACAGCAACAGCCGAAATATACTTTGATAATTCTGTAGGTATTGGGGAACATCCTCAACATATACAAGAGTTAGATAAGCTATTAACTAAAATATCAAATGCACAAGAAAATTTAGATACACTTAAAAAGCATTTTGATTATGATGACATACCATTTTAATATAGGAGGATAGATGGAGAAAGAAAAAAAGAAAGAACAACAACCAAACCCTAGAACTTATACTATAAGTTCTGAACAACTTATGGATATTATGAGATATTTAATGTCTAGACCATATGCTGAAGTAGTAAAACTTATGAACAGTTTATCTACCTTAACACCACAATCCAGTGAGGGCAATAGCAATGACGGAAAAAAATAATTTAGATAAATACACTGGAATATTATTTGAATTAAAAATAGGTTTAAATAAAGAGAATGCTATAGTCATTGACTATGGTGGTAAACCTGTAGGTAAAATTCGAGATGCACTAAAGGGATATCCATATCATGGAAACTTATGTGCTGCTGTTATTAATCATGCTAATGCTGTAGGAAAAAAATTACAAGATGATATTAAACAACTTATACAAAAAGTTTAGATATTACTTTTGGCATAACAAAGTTATGGATAAACTAGAAGGATATGCTAGTTCGTTGAGTACTTGGTTTTGGCAGAAACGATGGGGTGATAGAAGCCTTTATCGTTACGACCAAAAAAAAAGACCTCCTGATTAAAAATCAGGAAGTCTTGTGTTGCCTGCGGGGGAGTCTATTAAGTTAGGCTCTCCCTTTTTTAATAACTTTGATCAACAAATTTAAAATCTACGTTTTCTTGAAATTTATAATTTGGACCTTCTTCTTTCATTCTACTTAATTGATTTATAAATACTTTATTTAATTCTTTTAATGCATCAGATTTTGTAGCACTAAATTTTCTACCAATTTTATTGTTATATATATCTGCACCTGATGCTTGCATATATTTAGGTATGTTTCCTATTTCATTTCTACCTGTTATAAGACCTTTACCAAATTTTAAAGCATCCATACCTTCTTTTCCATATCCCATTGCTCCAGCAGTTATAGATCCTCTCTTGTTTGCCTCGACTGCTGAAAATGCTGCATGTCTATAAGCATCTAACACACTTGTTAGTTTAGGTAAATTAGGATCAGGACTTTTTTGCATACCAACAATGTTATTATTATCATCTCTTGTAAAATCATAACCTAAATCTTGTAATAAAATTTGTAATGATGGTGTAGTATCTGTTGGTTTTGTTCTATATGCACTGAGATATTCATCCATACCAAGCACATTTGCAGTTTGTTTATATATATCTGCCATTAATTTAATCCTTCCATTTGTGCATTTAAAGGTTTTCTTTTAGGTAATATTGGATTTAATATTTCATTAACTCTAGTTCTGTAAACTGTATTTAAGAATTGTGGATAATCACTTTTCTCAGCATAGCTACCCATGTTCATAAATAATTTTTCTACGGGTTGCCCTTGTTCTATAGATTTTCTAACATTATCATATGCACTTCCAGTAGTTATTAGGTTTAAAAATGCACGAATACTATCTTTAGAGTCTTTAAACTTTCTTAATTTAGCACCACCACTTGTAGGTAAAAATTCATCATCACCTGTTGGATGAATACCAAAATAATTTTTAGCTTTTCTAGCAGTAGGAGCACCAGAAAATTCCATATTACCTGTTTCAGCTGTAGCTACAGTTAACACAAAAGAATTAGGAATAGAGTATTCAAAAGAGTCTTTGCTATACTCTTCTTTTACTTCTCTTATCTCATTAGCAAAATTTCTAATTTTTGTATCATCAGCCATAACATTATTTAATATAAGTATACTAGCAATTCCAAGCACGAAGTGCTTTATTAATTCTTGAATTTGGATCATTAGCTGTTTTTGAAGATGTTAATTTTTTCTTCATTCCTTTCATACGTGCACAAAAACTAGCACGTCTTTTGTTACCAACTTTTTTACTAGGTGCTTTTAAATTGCCACCAGTAGCTTTATTATAACTAGCTCTACCTTTAGCATTTAAACCACCTGAGGGGTTTTTGCCTTCTTTGCGTTGCCATGCAGGTGTCTTAGCCATTATTTTTTCCTTACTGTTTGTGCAGCTCTTTTAAAATTTGCTGCAGTTGGTGCACCTTTAGCACCTTTTTTACGCATCTTACCACCACGTTTTTTCTTAGCATGGATATTTGCGTATAGTCCTTTACCTGGCATTATGCTCTACCTTTTTTTTTATTTCTTAACATAGCAAAATCTCTTTTAGTTAGTTTACCATCTTTATCCATATCTAACTTATTTCTTTTACCTGTTACTTTTTTCTTATTGTTTTTATTTTTCATAGGTCTTCCTTTTTTAGACCCATACGTTCCTGGTCCCATTGGCATTAGCTGTACCTCCTGTATTTAGCTGTTTTTTTTGCAATCGATTTCGGTTGCTTCACAAATTGTTTGCCCTTTTTTGTTCCTTTTCGTTTTGCTCTTGTCGTTGCCGCATACTCCGCAGACGACATTGCTTTGATAGCTTTCTCTGGCAAATATCTTTCCCCAGTCTCCGAAGACTTCTTGCCAGATTTGGTTCTCCATTTCTGTTTTCCCCATGCTTTTAAACTCCTTTGACTTTTTGCAAGTGCCATTATTTTTTTCTCCCTTTTCTTATCGCTTCTTTTCCTTTTTTAAATATAGATGCTACCTGAGATTTACCCATGACTTTAGCACGTTGTTCACCTACAGTTAATATCTGTATTTTTCTTGCGAAGGGTTTACTTACTTTCTTAACTTTTGCAACTGTTTTTCTTGCATCTGTTGGTGTTGCAAATTTTATTCTTATTGTATCTTTTGGATTCTCATCTGTATATAATCTACGATCAGATCCCTTAGGTTTTTTACCTGTTCCCTCTTTAGGATCTTTTCTTTTTGCCATTTTTACCTATAACACTTTGTAAAGATTTAGCTTGTCCAGCATGTGTTTTAGATGCTTTCTTTAAACCTTTAATAACTTTTTTTATTTTTATTTTTGCTTTTTTCATTATTTGTACCCACCTCCAGCTTTCTTATAAGCCTTAGCTAATGCTTGAGCTTTTCTTGCAGACCATTTGCCAGCACCTGTACCATGAGATGCCTGTGCTTTAATCCTATTAAAGATTGTTTTTCTCATTCCAGGTTTTGTATAGTTGCCTGCTTTATTTACTGTCGACTTTTTCTTTGTCATCTTTTATATCCTTATATTCATAGTCATAGCTTCCTTCTTGTACTTCATCAGTTATCCATTTTGAAGTATCTTCTACTGACCATATTCTACTATTTACTAATCTATGTATTAAAGGTTTTGAAGGATCTGCTGCCATAGATGGGTCAAAGATCCTTAGTCTATTGTTGGGTTGAATTGCATAGTTACCATCGTCTAATTCTATTACGTGTCCACATTTATGTTGATCAGGTTTTTCTGCATAACCAAAATCTAATTCATTATAATCACCAGCACACCAATCAATTGTAAATAAGTATGTGCCTTCTCTTTGTTTTTTTCTTCTAGATGTGTATATCATTTTACATCCATCCATTTGATAAAATTTAGTAACACTTACATTATAACTAAATGAATCCCATAACATTAATTCGTTCAAAGGTAATTCTTTTACATTTGGTTTTTTACAAAATGCAGATATAGGTGCTCTCCACCATATACCACCATCTGTCATCATGTAATGAAACAAAGGTACTTGTTTAGGTATTGAAGTAAATCCAAATATAACACACTCAAAGTATTTATCATGAGAATCTTTTTGATCTCGTAGATAATTACCTCTTACGAAGCATTCTATTGGGGGTATATTTGCGTTTAAATACATAGTTATTCTAATATGAGTGCTTTAATAGATTTAGATCCATCTATATTTATGTCAAGTTGTGCTTTAGATTTAATACATTTAAAAGATACATTATCACTTATCTGTCTGCTAGCTTCACGCTTATGCTTCAAGCAAAGATGCATTGAATTTTGAATACGATGCTCCTTAATATCAGGTCCTACGAACATCAGCAGGGCTACAATATGTTCGATCACAATACCTTACCTTTGTTAGGTCCATGTTTAATTGTATATCGGTATGAGCCATATCCATTGATATTAACTTCTTGTCTTGATCTTAAACATATAATTTCTTTTAATTTATTTTTTCTATCAATAATATGTTTTATAATTTGCTTAGTGAATCTTTCCATTTCCATTGGCTCTTACCTTATCTTTTAAAATCTCTATATCAGCTAGAGCTTTATCCATTTGCTTTTGAACAAATTCTATATTAACTTTATTATGCATCATATCTTCTATTCTTACTTCTATTTTTTCAACAGTTTTATATAAATCCTCCAGAAGCATTAGCTGTTCTTGATCCACAGGCAATTGTTCACTTTTTTTTAATAAATCAGCTTCAAATAATTCTCTTGAAGTCTCTAGTGATACTAACCTAGCTGTGAGTTCTGTGTATGCAAACACACCCATAGCAACTAAAATTATTAGAGAGGCTACCGTTTTCATAGGCATCTGTACAGAAGCTGACTCAGAAATTTTAAGTGACATTAGTTTGTTAAAGGATTCTTACTTGATTCTTTTAATTCTTGTATTTCTAATTCTAATACTTGTATAGTTT